GACCGAGATCATCGAAGAGCGCATGCGCAAGCTCAACCTCGGGCATGACTCGAGCATCGTGCTCCAAGGTGGTGAAGCGACGACGCTGCAGACGCAGCAGGCCGACCCGACGAAAGCATTCGATGTGTCGGGCAACCTGTTCGCCGCCTCGGTGCGCATCCCGTTCACGATCCTGTTCGGCCAGCAGACCGGCCGGCTGGCTAGCGACGAAGACCAGAAGGACATGAACGCGCGTTGCGAGGAGCGCCAGGACTCCGACTTGACGCCGATGGTCGAAGAGTTCATCAAGCGCATGCAGGCCTGCGGTGTGATCGAGGCCGGCGATTTCGAAATCGAATGGCCGCCGCTGGATGCGCCGGGCGACGATGCGAAGTATGGCCAGCTGACGAAGCTGACCGCCGCCATGAAGGACACGCAGGCGGCCGGCCTCACCGAGCCGCTGTTCGACGCGAACGAGCTGCGCCAGGTGGCCGGCTTCGATCCGCGGCCCGACGACGGCATGCCCGACGAGGGCGAGCTCGAGGCCGAGGCGGAAGCCCAGCGCCGGCACGAGCTCGCGCTGCGCGCCACCGGGCCGGCGGCACCACCGGGCGGCGCGCGACCGCGCATGGCGGCGGTGTAGCGCTACCTAGCATCGGCCGCTCCGATGAATTGGAGCGCTCCATGTCCTACTCGTTTTCGTTCAAGGCCGACACCAAGGATGCCGCCAAGGCCAAGGCAGCCGAAGAGTTCGACCGCCTCGTCGTTGCCTCGCAGCCGGTACACGCACGCGATCGCGATGCAGCGCTGGCCAACGCCGGCGCGCTGATCGACTTGTGCACCGACCCCGCAGACGGCGAAGAGCTCGCCGTCTCGATGAACGGCTCGATCTCGACCCGCGGGTGGGATCCGAAGACCGAATACGCGAATGCCGTGCTGACCGCGGCCAGCGCCAGTGCGTCGGTCTACATCGCGACACGCACGGCCTGATCGATGCTGATGCGCACGGCGGCCGCAAGGTCGCCGATCATCCCCGGCACCACGCGCGACCGCACCGGTGCCGGCGGCATCCTGCGGCGCGCCGGCGCATCGGTCCGGCGCCGCTTCGAACTGATCGAGCGCGACGTGATCGCGGCGTTCGACCGCATCCCCGTCTACACGCTGAACGACGAACGCAGCCCGGAGGTGCGCTACGGACTCAGCCCGGCGACGCTGCAAGGCATCGCGACCGAACTGCAGATCACGCTCGATCGCTGGCTGCTCGACGGCACGCGCTCGGTCGAGCACGCCTTCTGGTGGGATTCCTTCGTGGAGCAATCCGCGCAGCTCGGCACCGTCCAGACCATGACCAATCTGGCCAACCTGTCGCCGGCCTACGCCGCGGCGCGCACGCTGACGCAGGTGCTGTTCAGCCCGCCTTACCTCGAGCGCATCGCGACGGCGAAGTTCAAGAGCTACGAGCACTGGACAGGCCTGGCGGCCGAGCAGCGCGCCGCGCTGGCGCAACTGATCGGCCAGGCGGTGGCCGACGGCCAATCGCCCAGGGTGGCGCGCCGCGCGATCGCCGACCGGCTGGGCGTGGGCCTGTCGAAGGCACTTGCCTACGCGCAGAGCGACATCACCGACACGCTGCGCATGGCGCGCGTGGCCGAAGCCGAGGCGGCCGAGGCCGAGCTCGGGCTGCGCACCGCGCTGCTGTGGACGTCGGCGCTGATCCCCACCACCAGGCCGTGGCACGCCAGCCGGCACGGCCGGGTCTACACGCCGGCCGAGGTGCGCGCGTTCTATGCCGACCGCGGCAACCGCTACGCCTGCCGCTGCGCGACCACCGAGTGCCTGCTCGACGAAGACGGCGCACCGATCCTGTCGAAGAAACTGCGCAGCACGATGGCCAACGAGCGCAAGACCTGGCAGTCGCGGCAGCCTACCTAGCATCGCCTGCGCTGCCCGGAGTTTCCGAGCAGTTGCAAAGTCTCCTCGGGGGCGTCGCCCTCTTCGCGGTCCCGGTGGAGTGAGCCTCGCCGGGACCGTTTTCACGCGTACCTAGCATGCGGCGCACATCGCCGAGGCCTGCCATGCGAAAAGCGAAGCGCGTCCACATCCTGAGCACCGTCAATGCCGCCAACGTCAGCAAGGCGGGCAGCACCTACACGATCAAGGACGTCTGCGGCGCGATCGACGACATCGTGATGAATCAGCGGTTCTACCCCGCTGAAACGCTGGCGGCCGGCGTGCCGACGCTCGAGGGCAAGCCCGCACCGGCCGGGCACCCAAAGAATGCCAAGGGCGAGGCGATCAGCGCGGTCAACGGTGAGGCGCTTGCATCCTCGTGGATGGGCTCCTACTGCCAGAACGCCCGCCACGAAGGCGGTCGCACGCTGGTCGACGTCGTGGTCAACGAGCCGCAGGCGAGGGCGCATCCCGAAGGCCTGAAGCTGGTGCAGCGCCTCGACGCGGCGCTGAACGGCACGAACGTCGAGCCGATTCACGTGAGCACCGGCCTGTTCCACAACTCGATCGCCGCCAACGGCGAGAGCGCTGGCCAGAAGTACCGCGAGATCGTCACGAACATCCGCTACGACCACCTGGCGATTCTGGTCGACGGGCGCGGTGCCGCTACGCCCGAGCAGGGCGTCGGCATGTTCCTGAACGAGGAAGGTCAGCCCGAGCAGATCGAGGTCGTGACGCTGAATGCCGCGCCGGAAGACCGGCGCACCGCCGGCCTGCTGACGTGGCTGAAACGGCTGATCGGCAATGCCGACATCAGCTTCGATCAGATCACATCGGGGCTCTACCCGCTGCTGCCCGAGGGCGCCTGGCTGCGCGAAGTCTTCGAGCGCTACGCGGTGTGGACCGACCGCGATGGGCGCATGTGGCGACAGGACTATTCGATCAGTTCTGCGGGCTCCCTAGCATTTTCTGGAACCGCTGTCGAAGTGACCCGAAAGGTCACGTACGAACCGATTACGACCAACCGCGAAGGACCGGACGCCATGAAAGACAAGATCCTTGCCGCGCTGAACGCCGCCGGCATCAAGACCGAAGGTCTCGACGAGCAGCAGCTGCTCACCGCCTACAACGCGCTGGTCGCGAAGCCGGTCGAAGACAAGCTGACGGCCGCCAACAGCAAGATCGCCGAGCACGAGGCCACCGCGCGCTCCGCCGAAGAGGCCGAGGCATCAGCGCTGGCCACCGAGCTGGCGACGAACTCGAGCCTGACGGTCGACGACCTGAAGAAGCTCGGCGCCAAGCGCCTGCGCGAGCTGAAGGCGACGGCCGCGCCGGTGCTGCCGGCCAGCGGCGGCGCGCCGAAGCCCGGCGACGAGTTCAAGTCGTACGACCTGAACAGCTTCATCGATCCGCCGAAGCAGCAGGCCGCCACGGCCTGACGCCTTCGCCTACCGATCACCACCTGACAACGGAGCACCCACATGGCCGCAGCGAACCGCATCTATCAAGGCCCGGCCGACCGCCAGCCGAAGACCATCAGCGACCGCGTCACGGCCGCCGGTGGACTGCTGCCCGGCACGTGGGTGTCGGTGCTGGTCGGAACCGTCGCGCAGGCGACCTCGATCAGCGGCGTGCGCGCCGCGCTGCTCGGCGATCGCGACTTCTACAGCGACGGCCAGATGGACAGCAATGACCCGCTGAAGGTCGCGTATGCGAGCGGCGACACGGCTGTCGTGTACGTCCCCGAGGTCGGGCAGCGCTACCTGATGGCCTGCGCCGCGGCGACCTACACCAACGGGCAAGAGCTCGTGATCGCGGCCGCCGGTCGTGTCGCGGGCGCCGCGGCAGCGGGTGTCGTCATCTGCCACTACGACGGCCCGAACGGCGTCGCGCGCGCGGCGGGCGACCTGATCGAAGTCGTCGTCTGCAACGCCTACACCAAGGCCTGACGCGGCCGCCACCTTCTTAGCTACCAAGCAGGAGCCTCGACATGCTTCGATTCACGGATCCCCAGCAAGCTGCCGTGCGCGGCGCACGTATCTCGTTCAACGAGACGGCACTCGCGATGGCCGCGCGCCTGGGCGAGCACAACGGCTCGATGCTGGTCGGCAACTCCGCACCGGTGCCGCTCGACGCCTGGCGCCGCATCGATCAGCGCGGCTCCATGATCCAGCGCGACGTGTTGGCGGTGTTCAACACGCTCGCCCTGGCCAGCCAAACGCCGATCCAGATCGCTGACCTCGTCAGCTTCTTCCCGAAGATCAGCGACTCGGGCGACGTGCACGTGAGCATGGACGGCCGCAGCGAGGGCCCGGCCGATCAGGCGATCATCAAGTACGAAGGCACGCCGGTGCCGATCCTCGACAGCCAGGCCCGTTTCGGCTGGCGGCAGATGGAGGTGATTCGCAAGGGCGGCGGCATCCTCGACACCGAGACGGTGGCCAACCACCAGCGCAAGATCGCCGAGAAGATGGAAGACATGGCCCTGAACGGCCTGTCGAACATCGTCGTCGGGGGCGCGACGATCTACGGCCTGCGCACGTTCCCGAACCGCAGGACCGCGACGCACGGCATCGACCTGAACGCCGGCGCTACCACCGGCGCGCAGTGGGCGACGGTGTTCAAGCAGCTCATCGACGCGCACCAGGCCGACAACTCCTTCGGCGACACGACGGTGTTCCTGAACTATTCGGACTACACCTTCGCGGCGAACACCGAGTTCATCGCGAACTACCCGAAGAAGATCCTGAACCACCTGCTCGAGATGAAGGGCATCGCCGCCATCATCCCGTGCAGCAAGGTGCCGGCCGACGACGTCATCGGCGTCAACAAGCTGCAGAGCGGCGAGTGGGGCTCGATCCTGTCGGCGATGCCGATGACGACCCGCCCGAAGGCGCGCCACAACCCGGAAGACGACTACACCTTCGGCGTCATGGCCGCGGTGGCGCCGCAGTTCCGCAGCGACTTCAGCGACCGGTCGCACATCGTGCAGCTGACCCGCGTCTGACGCCCACAACTCCAACGGAGCCGTACGCATGAAGCTCGTTGTTACCAGCCTCAAGGCCCCGTGGCCCAAGGGCACGAAGATCGGCGACACGTTCGAGGTCAGCGACGAAGCGCCGATGCCCGGCTGGGCCGTCGGCAAGTGCGCGGTGCAGCCGGATGAAGCGGCGTCTTCCAGCGGTGCTGCTGCCGACCCCGCCGACCTGAAGATCGCGCAGAACATGCTCGCCGAAGCGCAGCGCGGGATCGAGCAACTGACCGGCGAGCTGGCCAAAGAGCGGCAGGAGAAGGGCGATGCGCTGAACGAGGCCGCGGTGCTGAAGGCCGAGCGCGATCGCTTCGCGGCCGAGCTCGCGACCGCCAACGCCAGAGTCGCCGAGCTCGAGGCAGCGCCGGCGGCCGCCAAGGCGAAGAAGTAGCGCCCGACCATGATCTCGACCACGCAGGCGGCGGAATACCTCGACCAGATGCTCGGCATCAAGGTGCCGAGCTACCTGCTCGCGGCCGCCGTCGAGCGCGTCGAGTCGGCCGAGCAGGCGATGACCACCGCCGGCTACGACGAGCCGAAGCAGATCCTCGTGCAATCGATGGCTGTCGCGCTGGTGGTCGGCGGCGATCCGCGCCGCATCCAGTCGCAGCACGCCCCTTCCGGCGCGTCGCGCAGCTTCAAGAACGCCGACAAGGATCTGACCGCGCTGCGCCGCACGCTGGCCGCGCTGGACACCGCGGGCACCGTCACCGACATCGTCGGCCCCGATCCCGTCACCAGCACGCTCTTCGCGGTGGTCTGCTGACCGCCGGCGACGGGGCGGCCGATCCCCCATCACCGACCAGGAGCACCACGCCATGATGCTGAAGCGTCACTACGAAGCGGCTTCGCTGCAGGCCTTCCTCGGCGCCAAGGCGCAAGGCATCAAGGAACCCCCGGCGCCGCGCATCACGCACCACACGGTGGAGAACACCGGCCTGAGCCCGGAGCAGAACTGGGACGACCAATGGGTCGAGAAGGGCGCCGCAGCGGGCTGGGTCGCGATCAGCGGCGACCGCCTCGAGCTCAAGACCGACGGCGAGCCGCTGCGCTACACGGTGCTGCGCACCCAGGGCTACTACTGCAAGAGCACCGGCGAGGCGATCACGATGCCGCTCGCGGCCTGGCTGCGCTTCCGCCTGGCCAGCGACAGCAGCGAATCGCGGCCGATCGCGCTCGAGTGGCTGAAGGCCCACGGCAAGCAGCCCGACGACTACGAGATCACCTGCGCCTACCACTGCAGGCTCGACGCGGACCAGCACGAGCATTGGCGCGCGGTGCGGCATCCGGTGAACGGCAACATCATTCCGGCGCACCAGCTGCCGAAGGAGGCCTGAGCCATGGCTGACTTCGTCTTCAACCGGGCCAAGGGCCGCGTCGCCGAGTGGTACGTCCGGATCGACACCAACGATCCGGCGAACTCGGCATTCATCATCGCGCTGCTCGCGTCGTCTGGCATCGAAACCGACGCGGTGTTGCGCGACAAGGATGACTTTGCCGACCTCGTATCGGGCGCCACCAACGAGGCCACGAACACCGGCTATGCGCGAAAGACGCTCACCGATGCCGATCTGACCGCGTTCGCGCCCGATGACACGAACGACCGCGTCGACCTCGACATCCCCGACCAGACCTTCACCGCGGTGGCCAACGATGGCACCGGTGCGATCGGCGCGCTGGTGATCGGTTTCGACAGCGACACCACCGCGGGCACCGACAGCGCGATCATCCCGGCCACGAAGCACGACTTCGCGGTGACGCCCAGCGGTGGCGATATCGTGGCGGTGATCAACGCGGCAGGCTTCTACCGCGCATCGTGAGCCGACCGGCGCCGAGCCGTGAGGAATGCGACCGCGCGATGGCGTGGTTTCGGCAGCTGTCGCCATCAGAGCGACACGAGCACTACCTCAGGAGTGGTGTGCAGGTACCGTTTGCGCAGTGGCAAATGCTCGGTCACTACGCGGTTCGCTACTGGCAGGAGCACATCAAGCGATGAGCATGCGCCTGCCACCTGGCATCCAGTGCGGGAGCCAGTTCCCGACTTCGCTCTTTGCGCGCGCAAACGCCGCGCTCGGCAAGGTGAACTCGGATTCAGGCGCCAACGTGCAGATCTTGCTGTCATACAACTATGACGGCGGCGTCACCGGCGAGGTTCTCTACTACGACGGCGGCGACGATGTCACTTACGTCGCAACCTTTGTCAACGGGGTGGCCGTTTCGGTGGTGGCTCTTGCCAGCCGCCCAGACCTCGGGATCTGGTATCTCTTCTTTCTGGAGATCCTCGGACAAGGCGCTGCGGATCAACGCGCTGGCTTCATCAACGTCCTGACCGGCGTGGCCGTGACCAACACGTGCCAGGCGCTCACGTCGGCACAGAAGGCGACGAACAACAATCAGTCGCTGGGCAGCGTGACGAGTCAGATCGCTGCCGATTTCGATTGGTGGCGCCTGTACCAAGCCGGCAAGACCAATGCGCAATGGCTCGAAGAGGGCGGCACCAGCAAGTCGCGCTATAGCGCTTATGCCGATTTCATCCTGCCAGACGGCACGACGGTCACGGACCAATCCGGCAACGGCAACACGTGGACCTCTCAGGGCGGCGCCAACAGCACCGGCGACACCTACGTCTATCAACGCAAGAGCTTCACACCCCGCGTGCCGGCGTCGACGCAGCGCGCCGCATTTCGCTGAAAGGCACACACCATGTCAGCCGGCTACGTAGCAGAGACCAACGGCGACGTTGCATTGTCCGCGGCCACCGCGAAAACGATCCTGAACGTCATCAATGCGGCAAACAGCCTGATCCGCCTCACCGAGCTCGGCGTGTCGTTCGACGGAACCTCGAGCAGCGCCGAGCCCGTCACGGTCGAGCTCTGCTCGAGCACGCAGGCCACCGCCGGCACCAGCACGTCGCACACGATCGTGCAGTGTCGCGGTCCGACGCGCACCGTGCAGGCGACAGCGGCCCGGAACTACACCGCCGAGCCGACAGTGCTGACAGTCATCCGCCGCTGGCTGGTGCATCCACAGACCGGGATCGTCGTGCAGTTTCCGCTCGGTCGGGAGCCTGAGCAGGTGACGACAGCCGACGGCCTGTGCATCCGCTGCACGGCGCCGGCGGCCGTCAACGCGCAGGCGTATCTCGAGTTCGAAGAGGGCTGATCGATGGCCCGCCTTGGGCGCGCGCAGGCATTCACGCCGCGCCTGGGGCGCGTTCCGATCGAGACGGCGGGCGGTGGCACCGCAGTCGGCCAGGCCGTAGAGACTGACACCGCACTCGCCATCGCGGCGCGGTTTCAGCAGCCGGTCGGCCAGGCGATCGAGACGGATAGCGCGCAAACGATCACGCTGCGGCAGAGCGTCGCGCTCGGTCAGGCACAAGAGACCGACGCCGCATTCGCGATCGCGCCGCACCATGCCATCACGCTGGGGCTGGCCAGCGAGAGCGATTCGGCGCAGTCGATCACGGTCGGGCAGTCGCTGGCCATCGGCCTGGCGGCTGAGACCGACGCCGCGCTGCCGCTCGTGGCGCTGCTGCCGATCGTCATCGGGCAAGCGCAGGAAACCGACGCAGCGCAATCGGTGACGAACGGCGCCACCTCGGTGGGCGTTGGGCAGGCGCAGGAGACCGATGCCGCACTCGGCATCACCTCGAGCCTGCGCACGGCGCTCGGCCAGGCCGAGGAGACCGATCAGGCGCAATCGATCGCCATCGTCGTGCGCACGCCGGTCGGCATCGCGTCCGAGACCGACGCAGCTCATCCGATCACCGCGAACCAGAGCAAGGCGATCGGCCAGGTGGCCGAGGTCGACGAGGCACAACCCATCACCCAAAGCGGCACGAACGTTGTCGGGCAAGCGACCGAGAGCGACAGCGCGCAGCCGATCTCGGCGACGCTGAGGCTCGCGCTCGGCATCGCGACCGAGCTCGACGCCGCGCAGGCGCTGCAGGTGTTGCAGCAGCGCCTGCTCGGGCTGGCCAGCGAGGCTGACACCGCGCTGCCGGTGGGTTCCAGCCAGACGCAAAGCCTCGCGCAGGCCACGGAAACCGACGCAGCGCTGTCGATCTCGCCGGCGAGCACGCAGCAGATCGGGCAGGCCCAGGAAAGCGACAGCGCCTTCGCAGTGGCGGTGCAACTCTTCGCCAGCCTGGGCATCGCGATCGAGGTCGACCAAGCTTTCGCGCTGAACAACACCGAGAGCCTGTCGGCGTTCTACCGCTACGACGTGCCGGGCCTGTCGCTGCGCTTCGACATTGCCGGGGTTTCGCTGCGCTTCGACGTGCCGGGCGCGAGCCTTCACTACGACGTGCCTAGCATCGGCGACGAGATCGAGGCCTGAACATGACCATTGGCGCAGCGTGGAACGTCGACGACCCAAACAAGCCTTGGACGCTTTGGGATCCGAACGCCAACATCGTGATCCCGATCGGCCTCGATGCATGGCTGACCGAGCTCGGCACCACCTACGGCTCGCACGACATCATCACCGCGGCCCCGCTGGAGTGCGCGAGCGAAGGCACCTATTCGGCGGGCATCATCGGCGTGCGCATGAAGCTGGTTGCCGCGCCGGTGTTCACCCCGGGCGTGAAATACCCGTTCACCGTGCGCGTTGTCGGGCTGGATGCCGTCACGCAGGACGACCGCACCTTCTACCTGAAGGTCAAAGACCGCTGAAAACCGCGCGTCCCTAGCATGCGGCGGCATGTCATCGCTGGCCGCATGGTCCTATACGTCGAAGGCAACGCACTGGCCGCTGCAGGTCAGCGCTGCGTTCGGCGCGACGCTGACATTCGGCGCGCCGACGGCCTTCGACTGCGACTACGCCGCCGATCGCGCGATCGAGACGAAGGAACGCGGCGACGAGATCGGCTCGGGGCTGAGGTTCTACACCGAGAAGGCCGATATCAAGCCGGGCGATCGCATCGTGCTCGGTGTGTCAGCACTGGCTGATCCTGCCGCGGCCGGCGCGCTGACCGTGCAGCGCGTGCTGCGCAATGCCGACACGTTCGAGCGGCTGAAGGACGACTACGAGGTGATCGCGTGAGCACGTGGTCGGTCCCGATCGATGCGCTGGCCAGGCGCATGAAAGGTCGTGTCGATGAGGTCGGGCGCAAGTCGACGCGATACCTGTTCCGCTCGGTGGTGCTCCGGTCGCCTGTCGATACCGGTCGATTCCGTGCGAACTGGAACGTCTCTTTCGGCGCGCCCGACTACACCACCACGCCGAGCATCGATCAGGCCCGCGGCCTGTCCGAGGCCGACAGGGCGCTGCACATACCGCTCGGCGGCGTGGTGTGCCTGTCCAACGGGTTGCCCTACGCGCGCCGGCTAGAGCATGGATGGTCAAGGCAGGCCCCGACCGGCATGGTCCGGCTGTCCGTCGTCAGGTTCGGCGAGTTCGTGCGGCAGGCGGTCGCAGCATGAGCAGCGCAGCCATTCGCAGCGCGTTCGAGTCGGTGCTGAAGACCTGGGCCGATGCGCAACTTCCGCCTGTGGCCATCGCGCAGCAGAACACCGCTTTCGAGCAGCCATCGCGCCGCTATCTGCGCGCGTTCGTGCTGCCGGCCGAGACCGAATCGAGAGACATCGGCCGCGTGAATCGCAGGTTCAACGGCGTGTTTCAGGTGTCGATCGTCGAGCCGGTCGGCGCTGGGCCCGATGCTGCCGAGGCGGTATGCGACGCGATCGCCGCGCTGTACCCGCTGAACGCACCCATCGTTTCGGGCGGCATCTCGATATGGGTCACGCGCCCGCTGTCGCCGGCACCAGCGATTCCAGAGCGCGATCGCTTCGTGATTCCAGCGTCGCTCGCCTATCGCGCCGACACCTACAGCTGAGCTACCAACCCAACCACTGAAGGGGCACCGAAATGTCCAGCTCATTCCCGAATGGCACCGTCTTCTCGCTCTACACCACGCTGGCAGCGGCGGATGTGATCACGGCTATCAGCAATGCCAACCCGGGCGTCGCCTCCTCGACGGCACACGGCATGAGCGATGGCGGCATCGCGTTGCTGTCAGTCGCGTCGGCGCGCCTGAACAATCGCGTCGTTCGCGTGGCGGGCTCAGTCGCGAATGCGTGGAACTTGGAAGGCATCGACACGACGTCGGTGATCAAGTATCCGACCGGCTTCGGCGTCGGCAGTTCGCAGCTCGCCACGGCGCCGGCTGCGATCTCGCAGGTCACGGACGCGCAGACGGCCGGCGGCGAGCAGCAGTTCTACACCTGGCAGTACCTCGAAAGCGGCTCGCAACTACAGCGGCCCACGTTCCGCAACGCGAAGTCGCTTACGCTGGTGATGGACTGGGATCCGGACCTGGCGTGGCACAGCGCGCTGCTCAACGCGTCGGACGATGGCACGGTGCTGCCGCTGCTGGCGACCCTGCCGAACGGCAACAAGCTGTACTGGGGCATGTACGTCAGCTTCGACGGCGAGCCCTCGTTCACCATCAACGAGAACATGAAGACGACGGCGGTGTTCGCGCTGGCCAACCCGCTCAGCACCCGCTACGCGTCGTGATCGGCTGAAGACACATGCTCAAGCTGCAACCGAATCCGACCTTCAAGTGCAAGGTCGGCATTCCGATCCCGGGCGAACAGAAGCGGCACGACATCACGCTGACGTTCAAGCACATGCCGCGCTCGCAGTTCGAGGCGTTCCAGCCGGCGGACGGCGAAGCCGATGTCGATACGCTGATGCGCATCATTGCCGGGTGGGATGGCGTCGATGGCGACTTCTCGAAAGAGAACCTGCTCGCGCTGACTGAAGCCTATCCGGGTGCGTCGTTCGCGATCGGAACGGCCTACGCCAACGAACTGCACGGGCGACGACTGGGAAACTGAAAGCGGCGGCGCGTGCCATGTACTCGCCGCCGCGTGATCTTGCGAAGCTGGCCGCCTGGGGCTTGACGCTCGACGACTTCAAAGACGAAGACAACGTCGAGGTCTGGCCGGAGAACTGGCCGACGGTCCGCTTCTTCGACGCCATACCGCCTGGCGCGTGGAACGTCGGCCCCGGTGGTCCGATCGGCATCCGCCCCGAGGCGCTGCGCGAGGTGCGTCTCTCGCTGGGCATCACACGCCCGAAGTGGCAGTTGATGTACGACGACGTGCAGGTGATGGAAAGCGAAGCGCTCAAGACCATGAACGAGAGCATGAGAGCCGCCGCGCCGGGCGTGCATTGATCCATGGCTGAAGAAATCACCCGTCTATCGCTACAGGTCGACTCGACACAGGTTGCGTCGGCGAACAGCGAGCTCGACAAGTTCGCGACGCAAGGCAAGAAGGCCGAGACCGCTGCGACCGCATTCGAACGCGCCGGCAAGGGTGCGAGTTCGGCAATGGCCGGGATCGCCAACACCGCCGGCCAAGCCAACAGCGCGCAGGCTGGGCTCGCGCAGAACGCGCGCGCCAGTGCCGCGAGCCTTGAGGCATCGTCCAGTGCCGCGCTGCGCGTGCAGACCGCGCAGGCAGCCCTCGCGGTGGCAACGGCGCGCGTCACGGTGGCGCAAGAGGCGTTCAACCGTGCGCAGGCGGCCGGGCCCGCCACGCAGACGCAATTCGCCCTTGCGTCGGCGCGCGTCGAGCAGGCGCAGGCCAGCCAGGCGCAGGCGGCAGCGCGCCTCGCCGCCGCGCAGGCGCTGCTTACCGTGTCGACCAAGAGCGCGGGCGCTGCCGCGGCCATCACGGCGCAGCAACAGCAGCAGCTCGGGTTTCAACTGCACGACTTCTTCGTGCAGGTAGCAGCCGGTCAGAACCCGCTCACGGCCTTCGTGCAGCAGGGCTCGCAGCTTTCTGGCGCGTTCGGCAGCGCCGGCAATGCGCTCAGGGCGGTGGCCGGAATCTTCACGGCGACCCGTCTGCTGCTCGGCGGACTGGCTGGCGCGACGATCGGCGTCGCCGTGGCATTTCACCAGGGATCCGAGGAAAGCCTCGCGTTTCAGCGCGCGATCATCCTGACGGGCAATGCGGCCGGTGTCACCGAAGGCCAGTTCAACGACATGGCGAGGACGATCGCCGACTCGACCAAGACCACGATCGGCAGCGCGCGCGAGACGCTGCAGTCGCTCGTGGCGTCGGGGCGGTTCAGCGGCGATGCGCTGGCGCAGGCGGCGCGCGGCGTGCAGCTGCTGAGCAAGGTGACCGGCCAAAGCCGCGACGAGATCATCAAAGACTTCGTGCGCGCCGCTGACGGCCCGACAAGGTTTGCCGAGCAGACGAATCGATCGCTGAACTTCCTCACCGCGAAACAGATCGACTACATCCGAACGCTCGAGGACCAGGGCCGAACACAAGAGGCGCTGGCCGTCACCTTCGCTGCGCTGAACGAGCGCACCGGCGAGGCAGCCGAGAAGGTCGGCACGCTCGAGCGCGCATGGCTTGCCGTCAAGCGCGCGGTCAGCGGCGCCGCCGATGCGCTTCTGTCCATCGGACGCGACCAGACCGCCGAAGAAGCCATCCGCGGCCTGCGCGCCGAGCTGGAATTGCTGGCGCAGCAGCAAAGCCCGGAGGAGCAGGGCAGCGGTGCCGTTGATCGTCGCCGCGCCGAGATTGAAGACCTCATCCGCTCGCTCGAGCGCCAGCAGAGCGCCGAGCGGTCGACCGCGGCGGCTGCCGCGCAGGCGGCGCAAACGAATCAGGCGGCGATCGCCTTCGGCAAGCTCAAAGAGCAGACGCTGACCCGGCAGGCGCGGCTAGCGAAAGAGTTAGCCGACGCCAACGCGCTGGCCGACAGAGCGGGCGCCACAGCCGCAGAGCGTGCCGCGGTGCTGGCCGGCATCCGCGAGAAGTTCGCCAGCCTCGACAGCGATGTGAACGCCATCGCGCGTGCCAAGCTGCAGGCCGACCTCGAGGCGATCGAGCAGGTGCTGAAGGACCGCAACGACGCGGTGCGCAACGCGCAAACCGTGTTCAACGCGCTGCGTCAGGCCGGCAGGCTGAACGACGAGGAAGCCTTCGCCGCGCAGCGCGCGCAGGTCGCGCTGCAGGCCCAGTTCGAGGTGCAGGCGCTGCAGGACCAGATTGCGCGGCTCCAACAGCAGCGATTCATAGGCAAGGATGCGGCGCGCCTCGCGATCGAGAACGCGAAGCAGATCGCCAGCGCTCAAAGCCAGATAGCGCGCGTGCGCAGCGCCGCCGCAGCGGCCGACGATGCGCTGACGATCCAGCAAGAGGCCAACGCGCGCCGGCGCATCGCCGCGCAGCAGCAAGAGCAGATTTCGGCCGTGCAGGCATTCGAGGCGGTCAGGCGCGCGCATGAGCTTGAGCTTGCACTCGCCGGTTCTGGTGATGTGGAGCGCTCGCGCGCGCAAGCGCGAGCACAGATCGAGGACAAGTTCCGAGCCGACATAGAGCGCGCGACCAACGAGATCCAAAGCAAGCGCACCGCCGGCACGGCCACCGCCGACGACGAGCGCGAGTTCGACGCCCGCCTTGCATTGCTGCGTGAGTTCCTGTCGCGCTCCCTGGCCGAATACGATCAGTTCTTCCTGAAGCGCAAACAGCAAGAGGGCGACGCCACCATCGGCGCGTCCGAGGCGTTTCGCAAGTATCAAGAGCAGGCCGCCAACGCGGCAAAGTTGTCAGAGAACTTCTTCACTCGCTCGCTCGAGAGATTGGAAGACGCACTCGTCGAGTTCGTCACCAAGGGCAAATTCAATTGGCGATCGCTGGCTGACTCCATCGTCGCCGAGATCACGCGCGTGATCATCAAGCAGCAGATCGCGAACCTGCTCGGTGACAGTACCAAGGGCGGCGACGGGTTCGGAGCCTTCGCGCAGTTCCTGGCGGGCGCCTTCGGTGGCGGCAGGGCCCAAGGCGGCACTGTCACCCGCGGCAACCTGTACCGCATCAACGAGGAAGCGGGCCCCGGCGAGATATTGAACGCTGGCGGTCGACAGTACCTGCTCGCCGCGCAGAACGGCCGCATCGAGCCTCAGCAGAAAGGTGGCGACAACGTCGTCAATCAGAGCTTCAACGTCAACGTGCAGGGCAACCCGACGCGCGATAGCGCCGACCAGTTCGCAGCGCGTGCCGCGACAAAGCTGCGCCGGGCGAGCGCGAGGCTGAACTGACATGGCGATGCTCGAGGAACGGATCGATTCACGGGTGGAGCGAAACGCCGTCGCGCGCCCGCTGAACCGAGGGCGCATGAAGGCCTACAACCAGGCTGGCGCGCTGCTGCAGGGCTTCAAGTGGGCCGCGCCGTTGCACGAGTTCGATGTGTCTCACGGACTGCGCACGATCAGCGAGTTCGAGTCGCTGCGCGCGCTGTGGTACGTGATCAACTTCACCCCGTACGAAGGCTTCCGCTTTCGCCATTGGGGCGACTATCAGGCCACGATGGCGAACACGCATGTCATCGACCTGGGCGGCGGCTCCTATCAGCTCTGCCGGCGCTACACCTTCGGCGGCATCAGCTTCGACCGCGTCATCAGCAAACCGAACAGCGATGCAGTGCTTCGCGATGCTGGCGGCGTGGCGCTGACGGCGACGATCAGCACGACGACAGGCATCGCGACAGCCGTCAGCGGCGGCACGCCGGCGAAGTGGACCGGGACTTTCGACGTGCCAGTCACGTTCATGGGCGATGAGTTCCCCGAAGTATTGGAGGCGTCCAGCAGCGGCCCGCTCGTGCTCACGCAAGAGATCACCCTCGAGGAGATCCGCCTTTCATGAAGACGCCAACGGCCGGCATGGCGGCGCAGTTCGCGTCGCGGGCGCAGACCATTGCCGTCGCACTGCGCGTCACGCGACCTGACGCGCAGGTATTCGGCTTCACCTCGGCCACGCACGATGCCACGATCAGTGGCGTTCCGTACGAGAGCAAGAACGGAATCGATCTGTCCAGCTTCGAATTGTCGGCCGGGCTCGATGTCGACAACATCGAATTGACCACGCTTGACGATAGTTCGGTCTTCACGCATGCCGATGTGCTGTCGCGAAAGTGGAGCAACAGCAAGTTCCTGCTGTTCCGCTACAACTGGGCGAACGTCGCCGACGGCATCGATCCCATCATGGGCGGCGTCTTCAGCGAGGTGGTGCTGAAGCGCACGACCGTCGTCGTCGAACTGTTCGGCCTGCAGTTTTACCTGCAGCACCCCACCGGTCCAATCAGCACCAAGCTGTGCCGCAACCGGCTCGGCGTCGACGATGGTGTGCACTCGTTCTGCAACGTCAACCTGGCTCCGTTCACGCATAGCGGCACGGTGACGGCTGTAGCCAATCCTGCCCAGTTCACCGACAGCGCGCTCGTCCAGCCCGATGACTACTTCGGCGAGGGCACGGTGCTCTGGCTGACCGGAAACAACGCAGGCTTGACCATGCTGGTGAAGGCCTTCGCTTCGGGCGCCTTCACGCTCACGAAGCCGATGCTCGCAGCGATCTTGATCGGGGACACCTTCGAAGCGATCGCAGGCTGCCGCAAGCGGCTTGATCTCGACTGCAAAATCAAGTTCAACAACGTGCCGCGCTTCAAGGGCGAGTGGTATCGGCCGAAGCCAGCCGACGTTTTGAAGCAGGCCGAGCCATGACCACGGCGGCCGATGTCGTCGCGCAATCCCGACTGTGGATCGGCACGCCATTTCTGCATCAGGCGCGGCTGCGCGGCGTGGCGGTCGACTGTGCTGGGCTGATCATCGGAGTGGGGCGCGAACTGTGTGCTTTCCCGGCGCACTTCGACGTCACCGGCTATGCCCCGATGCCGGATGGCCGCACGATGAAGGCGCTGTGCGACGAGCATCTGCGGCCAGTACCGCTCGAGGCCATCGCGCCCGGTCACGTGGCTCTGATCGCCTGGGGCGTCAATGCGCGCGTGTCTCATGTCGGGTTCATCGGCGACTACGTGCACGGCGGCCTGTCGTTCATCCATGCGAACCAGTTCGCGCGGGTGCACGGCGCCAAGACTGGGGGCGTGGTCGAGCATCGGCTGATGCTGCATGCAGGCATGCTGATGCACGCCGGCTACGCGCTTCCGGACGTGGAGGGCTGAAGCGTGGCGCGTCTCGTGCTCACGGCGATCGGCACGTACATCGGCTATCAGGTCGGCTATCCACAGCTCGGCGCATTCCTCGGCTCGCTCGCGGGCGGTGCTGTCGAACGCGGCATGGCGCCAGACCAGCGCTACGAGAGCCCGAAGATCGATGACCTGCGCGTCATCGGTCTGGAATTCGGCGATGCCATCGCCTACATCAAAGGCGCGCCGGTGCTGGCCGGGCAACTCTGGTGGGCGAGCGACCGGCGTGCCATTCCGAACACCGTGTCGCAGAGCGGTGGCAAGGGCGGCGGTCCAACGGTTTCGCAAACGTCATACACGTACGAGGTCGATTGCCGCGTCGGCTTCACCTGCAATCAGGTAGTCGGCCTGTCTCGGCTGTGGATCAACGAGAAGCTGGTTTTCAACGTGCGCAGCGATGCGACGGTGGGCGCTGTGGGCAACAGCTTGCAAAACATCATGTGGCGCCGAATGACGGTTTACACCGGTGCCACGAGCCAACTGCCGGATCCAACCGAGGAAGCAGCAGTTGGCGCGGGCAACTCGCCGGCGTACGTGGGCGGAGCCAGCATCGTTTTCGAGGGGCTGCAGCTCGGCCCCAGTGGCAACATGCCCAACGTGCGAGCCGAGTGGTTCACCAAGGGCACAGCCGGCGGCACGGGCTACCACGACAGACTCAATGACGCACTGGCCGTGCACTACAGCGCCATCACCGGCTCGGTGGATGCGTTCAGCCGCGGCTCGACAAGCGATTACGGTGAAACGGTCGTGTGCCCGGAGCGCACAAACACAACCTCCGACGACATTCGGCGCACCGTTCCGCTGAGCACCGCGATCGGCATTCGCTTCAAGTTCAAGCTCGGCGTCAACCTGACCGGCGAAGACTCTGGCGAGATCTACTTCAACAACGCCAGCGGTTCGACGAATCGCTTCTTCTTCACGCCGCGCCGAGAGGCGGCGATCGATCCGGCATCGCGGCCGCGCCTTCTGGTGTCAGGCTCGTCGTTCTTCCTGGGCTCTGTGGCGCTTGATCCGGGCTGGTATCAGTTCGACCTGACCATCGCGCCGGGCGTGTCCGGTGGTTCGGTAGTCACGATCTCGCGCCTACCCGATGAGGCGGTGGTTATCAGCCAGACGCTCGCCGGCACGTTCAACGCCCTTGACATTGGCACACAGGGCTTCTACATGGACGCCACGCTGGCTATCCCAACGACCGAGGCCGAGTTCTCCGACATTTACGTGCTGCCAACGCGCGCCACGATTCAGAACGAGACTCTGCGCGATGTTGTCGATGCCCTACTGCTGCGCAGTGGCTTGCAGGCGAGCGAGTTCGACACATCCGCTCTGGCCAGCATCACCAATCCCGTGCGCGCTCTGGCGATCAGCCAGGTCACCAGTGCCCGCCACGTGATAGACCTGCTGCGTGCGAATTACTTCTTCGATTGCGTGCTGAGCGACAAGCTGTACTTTCGGCCGCGCGGCGGTGCTGCGGTGGCCACCATCCCGTTTGCCGAGCTGGGCGCCAGCGAAAGCCTCGAAGGTGACCCCGAGCCGCTGTCGATCACACCCGGCAGCGAGCTCGAGTTGCCCGGCACGTGGGCGATGAGCTACATGAACATCGATGCCGATTGCACCAAAGACACGCAGCAGTCCGATCGCCTCGGCTCCGCTGCGCGTACTTCGCAGGGTCAGGAGGTGCCGCTCGGATTCACTGCGGCTGAGGCCAAAGCGATCGTCGACACCTGGCGTGATGACGCGCTGGTGGCGGCCATGGGCACCACGAGCATCAAGCTGCTGCTGCACCACGCCGCCAAGGAACCGGGCGACGTGCTTAGCGTGGTGGCGCGCGATGGCTCCACCTATCGCCTGCGCATGGTGAACCTCGTCGAGTCCGGCCTTGTGCGCACGTTCGATGCCGTGTTCGACGATGCGAACGTGCTCACACAGGCAGGCATCACGAGCACCGACTACATCCCGTCGAGCGAGGTCAGCGTGCCGGGGATTACGGTGCTCCGCATCCTCGACATCGCGTTGCTGCGTGACGCCGACAACGGCGTTGGTCTATATGGCGCGACGCGCGGCGATGGAACTTCGCATCCTGGCTCGGTGGTCTTCAAGAGTGCAGATGACAGCGACTGGTCGCAGCAAGTCAGCATCACCGAGTCGGCAGTGCTTGGCAGCACAAGCACGGCACTCGGCAACTGGACCGGTGGCAACCTGGCCGACGAAGCCAGTGTCGTCACGGTCAACGTTGGTCCGGGCGCGTTGTCCAGCGTCACGCACGCTGCGATGGTCGACGCTGAGGCGAACCTGTGTCTCATCGGCAATGAGGTGCTGCAGTTCCGCACCGCGAGCCTCGTGTCTCCCGGGGTCTATATCCTCAGCGGGTTCCTGCGCGGTCGCAAGGGCACCGACTGGGCGATGACCGGCCATGCTGCGGGCGATCGCTTCGTGCTGCTGCAGACCACCGGCATGCGCCGGATCCCGCTCGAGACGAGCGAAATCGGAAACACACGGTACTGGCGCGGCGTCACGATCGGCCGCGACATCAATAGCGCCGGTTCACAGTCGGCGACCTTCGCTGCGACGAGCCAGAAGCCACACGCGCCCGTATCGCCACGTGCCGCGCGCGATGGCAGCGGAAACCTCACGTTCACGTGGGATCGCCGCTCGCGTCTGTCGATGAACTCGGACAACGCATCTTTGCCGTTGGGCGAGGCGGTCGAGGCCTATCGCGTGCGTGTGTATGTCGACGGGACATTCGCCACCGTCAAACGCGAGTTCGCGATCGTCACGACAGCGTCGCAGGCCTACAGCGCCGCGGAACAGACGACCGATTTCGGATCGGCGCAGGCCACCGTGCACTGGAAGGTGCATCAGATCAGCGAACAAGTCGGCGAAGGCTACACAGCACAGGCATCGAACTGACATGGCAACCAGCCCCGCGCTCTATCAGGTCACCGCATCGGCAGGCTTGCCGACCCGCATCAACGAGCTGATCCGCGCACTCGGTGCGGCCGGCATCTACGGCATAAACGCCGAGACGACCGCGGGCCTGACGCTCGGCATCTATGGCGGCCGATACAACAGCGTCGATGTCGCCAACGGAACCGTCGCGCTCACCGCGAGCAACACGAACTATGTCGTCGCACATCGTACGACGGGCGCCGTGTCGGTCAGCACCGGCACCACCAACTGGAACAACAACGCCACCTATGCGCGGCTGCACCAGATCGCGACCAACGGCACGGGGATCACCGACATCACCGACGCGCGGCTCGACACCGGCGGCCTGCTCAACGGCGGGGGTGGCGGCCTGTCGCTGACATCGCATTCGGCCGACTACACGTTCGTGCTGGATGATGCCAACACCGGCCATCTGCACCCGAGCGCAGACACGACCGGCCGCACGTGGACGATTCCGGCGAACGGATCGGTAGCGTATCCGGTCGGCACCGCGATCA